TGGAAGATGCTCCATAGTCACCTGTATTGGAAGACGCTCCCCTGTAACCTGTATTGGAAGACGCTCCCCTGTAACCTGTATTGGAAGACGCTCCCCAGTTACCTGTATTGGAAGACGCTCCCCTGTTACCTGTATTGTGTTTTTCTCCTGAATCTTTTGCTCTTTCCGTGGTATATTCAATAGCAGCTTTTACTAAACCAGCTATTGAAATTTCTGCACCGATTTTAATTTTGGTCGATGCTAATTTTGAATCATCATTTCTCTTTGAAATTTCACCGCTTTGTTCAACTTCATGAAATACGCTTTGATTTGGTGAGAAGTAATTAAAACAATCCAAAGGATATTCACATGCATGAAATCCATAATTGCAACAACTAGCTGAGTCAGTCTCATACTCTTTTCCTTCCTCGTACTGAAATCCACCACAGCAAGTCATATCCGTATTGAATCCCTTGTAAGATTTTATAATTTCTTCCATATTTCCCCCTATTCTTCAACAATAGTAGCTTCAACATCTATTGAATTGCTATCATCATCCTTAAGCAGATCATTCAGATTTGTCTGCTTTTCTGGTTGTTGATTAAAATCATTATCAAGCATCTCTTCTTTTGTATAAAATCCGCTCGTAAGTTCCGGGCAATTAAGATTTGCAAAAAAACTAGCCGAACGATATCTGAGCATTAATGCTGGAAGTGTTTTCCACTTACTACCATTCTTCTTTGTCCATCCTTCTGCTTCTGCCATATCCATAGTTACTTTAATGCCGTCTACACGGCGACCATCTTTAGTTGTCCAACATCTACAAGAATATGGTTTTCCAGACTTTTCTTCTTCCTCAAATTGCAACTCCATATCGTACTTCCCAGATGCATTAATCATGGCGATCAAAAAACTGGATTTCCATGATATTTTTCCCTGAATCATGTACATATTCTGCATGACTGTGAACGGGTCAATATTCATTTTCTGAGCCTGAGAAATGGCTACCATGCAGTTAGCTTCGTTCCTCTGGAAATGTTGGGGAACGATTGTTGATTGACTGAGAGCCTGAGCCATTTTCCTTGCCATAGTAAAGCTATCAGAACTTCCATAGATACTATGCTCAAAGTCAGCTACCATGTTCACGTGTTCCGATTTTGTAGCAATCTCTTTTTTTTCTTCCTGAATAACTGGTTTATTTTCTTCCATTTTTTAGTCCCCCATAAAACAACATTTTTGTAATAAATGAAGACAAAGTGTCATATAATCTTCTACTTGTTTATCGTTTGGATATCCGTCATTGTAATGACTGATCGCTAACAGGGTGTCACAACCAGAGCAAGATCCATAATAGGTATTTGTATAAACGTAATCAGAAACACTTGGTTGATACGTAGCTATATGAAGTAAAAATATTTGCGTACCCTGATAATCTCCATCATCAATAATTAAGATGTTTTTTGTGTCAAATTTATTATTTACATTCGGATTAATTACCTTTTCAAAAAGGGCTTTAACAAGTGACTCGTATGATGTATACTTTTCTTGCTTTGTAGTTTTAAGAAACTTTTCTAAGTCACCTTTGTTTTTCTCCCAATATGTTGTAAATTCTTTAATCAATCTTCTCCCTCGCTTTCTACATAGCCATATGCCTTTTTCATCCAGTCCGGTAAGCCAAGACTGCTTATCTGAACCTCGTCACGGAATCCCATGTAACCACACCAATCATCTTTAGCAAGACACTCTTTGTACATTTCCAGAAGTGCCAAACGTGTATCAGCCCCAGACTGCATAAAATATTCATCTGACTGTAATACATTGCACAAATACGGTGGGGTCTTCTCCTGAGCAACGAAAACAAAAATGTAATCGTCTCCGGTGACAGTTTTCATACCGTTACAGTAGTGTGCAGCTTGAATGTCGTAATTCAGTCGTACCGCATCTCTCATAAACTTCTGAGTATCAGCCGACTGGCAAGTCTTTAAATCAACTATAATAGGTTGCTTTCCGACACTTCCGTAACTATCCGGTCTGCACTTGCAATACAGATCTGTTGCTTCATCATTCCAGAAGAAACTCTCTTCGTGGAATCCATATAGAAGTTTTTTTACATAAGGCGTTGCGTACAATGCATTCCTCATATCATCCAAAACCTGTAATGTGTCCTGAGTGATAATTTCCAGTCCGTCACTTTCAGCAACAAACTCAGCCCACTCTTCTTTTCCTACTTTTGTTCTGCGGTCAATGTTCGGTGCCACAGCAAATTCATTGTAGAAATCCGATGGTTCTAAGCAGTATTTGTGGTACGCTCTACCAAACTGTAAAGCCGGTGTATCTTTGCTCTCTGGATGGTCATAGTAGTATTTATAATGAGCCATACTCTGTGCCATCCTCTTAATATCGGTAGAAGAAATTCCGGCTCTTGAACGATATTCTTCATTACTAATCTTTAATCCATGCATATTCCCCTCCGTAAATCTTCCAGGCATCTATCGCAAATCCAATCATCATCAACACAAACCGCTGATTCCTGTTGGATTGGCTCGTTACAGTACGCACAAACCGGAAGATTCTTTAATCTATCTTCCATTTCCGCATCATATCTATCGAAGTCCCTATGCGGATTGTCCGTTAGAATCATCAGATTTACGCTCCCTTCTTCTTTTGGCTACATCAAGTATCATTTTTAAATAATCAATGCATGATTCATAAACAATTGCACTACACTCCTCGTTCAGTGAGAAGTAATAAGAGTTGTCCGCTCTTGCACTGTAATCCTGACCATGCTCCTTTACATACACGAGCAAATAATTACCGTCTCCCTCTATCGAAAAGCAAACATACGGAAATCCTTTCTCATAATTAGATACTGTGGAAATATCCATAGCAAGCTTCATAATTTCTTTTGCTTTTTCATAATCAAATAACATATCTTTACTCCTTTCAATTCTCAACAAAATAGGTGTACCAGTAAGCACATTGCCATCAATGCAACAAAGAAGAATGTTGCAAACAGAAACATTGCTATAAGGCATCCTATCTGATTCAATACTCTATTTTTCATTGTTTCTCCATCCGCTTGCCAATGCTGCGACTACGATAGCAAGCAATTCTACTCCGATAGTTGTAAGAACTCCCATCCAAAATGGATTTACGTACATTTCACATACCCCCTATTCTCATTTGTGCATTGCATTCATTAATCTGTTCTTCCAAATATCTAGGAAGTTCGTAGCAATCAATGAAATCATGCACATCTGCCAGATATTTCCTCTTGATACTCTTATAGGAAGATACCAGCCCGTACTCCCGTTTGATCTGCGTGTAAATATCAGAAAATACCTGTCCTCTAACGCTACTGTCCTTGTATGCTTCACTATCTTTGCCACCAAGGACGTTTACTACTCTCCGCTTTACGTGCTTAGAAACCTCTTCAATTTCACAGCCGTACAGTGGCATATCGTTTTCCAGACTGTAAATCTTGTCTTCCACCTTATCTACACGCTCGTTCAATTCCGTGTTTCCCTGTGCAAGCAATTTAATCTGTTCAAATGTTGTCAGTTGCTTCTGATAACCTCCGGTCTTTCTAATCGCCGGAAGCACTTCACTCGTCACCCAGTGTTTAAATCTCTTGGCTGATTCCAACTTACTGCCGAAAATTAAAGCATATAAACCAGATTCGTTAATTACTGGCGTATTCTGCATTCTTCCGATGGAATCCTGAATTGGGACTTCATCTTTATCCTCTGAATCAACATGGTCCTGAATAGCTTTTGTTGCTCTTTCATATCCCAAAGCTTCCGCTACGTCTTTTCCTATAAAATAAGTTTCATTATTAAGTTGTACTGTTCGGATTTCTCCAAACTCTTCATTATTAAAAATCTGTAAATCGTTCATGGTACTCCTTTCTACATTCCAGCACCCCTAAATATAACTACCATCGAAGGAAATGGGGCTACGTTTTTACTATTCCCAAACTTCAAACGTCCCCTCAAGAATCTAATTTCTGAACGATGCTGGATATAGTCATGAAAATATCTTGTGTCTGTTCTTGCTGGTATCAACATAACAACAATCGTGTTATCTTTCGTGCCTTCTCTGTATGCCTTTTTAACCCAGTCTGTAATTGTTCTACCATACGGAGGATTGCAAAACACGCGATACCCACCCCAGTCCTTTGAAAGACCATCGTCTTCCTTCGTGAAATACTTTTCGCACTTGTGATTCTGTTTGTCAGCGCAAGGATCAAGGTTGAAATGAAATTCCTGATCAAGTTCTTTGAAGAAGTCATCAGGTGTTGACCACTGATCCGTCTTGCTACTGTACATAACATTGATATTTGCCATTTCCCCTCCTAATTACTAACAAGTTCTGATACCGTGATTCCTGTTTCTTTTTCGATTTTTTCAAGAGTATCTAATGATGGTTTACTCCCTTTTTCCCATCTTCCGATTGTACCGTTTCCGATATTGCACTTCTTTTCAAATGCAGCTATTGAAAGATGGTTTTCTTCACAATATTTCATGATTTTTTTATAAATCATTTCGGCCTCTCCTTTCTCTATTATTTAGAGAAAAGTCTATTGACAATTATTAGATATTAGTCTAAAATACGAATTGCTCAAAAACATATTTCAGAGGGTTTTCTATATATTTTTTAGGCTTTTCTCTAACTTGTAGCTTAATTATATAGAGTATCCTCTAATTTGTCAACCCATTTTTAGGCTTTTCTCTAAAAATTTAGGAGGTACTTTATGAACGCCGTGGAACGCGTAAAAGCGATATGTAAAGAACGTAAGATTAGAATTTCAAAATTAGAAAGTGATTTAGGATTTGGAAATGCTTATATATCAGGATTAAAAAAAGGAGTTTTCCCAAATGATAGATTAGAACAAATAGCAAATTATTTAGATGTATCTATGCATTATCTTTCTACCGGTGAAGAGGAAGTTCCAGTCACAGAACAGGCAGATCTATGGATAGCAATAAGAAAAGATAAGAAATTATTAGAAGCATTAGAAAAATATATGAGCCTATCGGACAAAAAGAAAAAGCACGTCATTGATACGATCGACGTGCTTAGTGAAGAATAGTATAAATTTTTGAATTAATATGTAAGTTAGTACAGGAAGTTGCCTATTATTAGACTTATTTTAAAAACAGTTTAAAATATGGTGGCTTTTTTGTGTTATTCATCATAGTCCTCCCGTATTATATCCTCAGTAATCTTGAAAATGTAAATAAGAATGTCTTTACGATTTACACTCTTAACCATTTCAACGATTTTGTTTCTGTACTCTTCTTTTTCGTCCACAAGAACCCCTCCCGAAAATCCGCACAACTTGATAGCGATAAAGTAATTATAGAACATTTGTTCGCTTATATCAAGAATTGACATAAGATTATCAGTAGTATAGTATAGAATGTTAGTATGAGGGACGGAAGAAACGCCAATAACTACCGCCCCTCGCCAGAACTTGATATCCTCAACTGAGGACATCTATATTTTAGTACAGAAATCATGTTTAGAAAAGGAAATTATATCGACAAAATATACATTATTAAGGCTTAAATCTGTATTTTGGCTTTTCTTCTTTGAATAGCCAGTATCTAATATAATCATCTAATACAATTCCTATTAAAGAAAGAAAATACCATATAGCGCAAAACGGCAAGCATATCTGACCAAGTATATTTAATGGCATATTGCTATAGTCCCAGACGTGCCATCCTAAAATAATATTCACGATAAATCCGGTGATAAATTCCAGGCACGTTATAATAAGCGCGCCGATCGCCATCTGTTTCCAGATAAGCATATCCCACTCTATATACTCGTTAATGCACCCTATAAGCCAGAAAGAAAGTCCACCCACAAGAAACATCGTCCAGTGCGTATAACCTCTGTATATGACCTCAATAGACGTGTATAGAAAGCCACCTATAGCAATAAGAATCAGTGGCTTTAAAACCCTACGCACGTGCTCTGGCAGCATAAATATCTGCCAATACTTCTGACTGGTACTCAGTAGGAATGTACATGCCGTATGTCACAGATTCTACGCTTTCTTTATCAGTCATGCTATTGATGTAAATTCTAAGGTCATGGAAGTACGTAACCTGAGTTGTTACAAACTCCAATGCTTTAGCGGTAATTAATGCCATGTCTGCGTTACTGTAATACTTACAGTGTTCAGAGTTATCAGAAGTGTGCCACGGTATCTTTTCCTGTCCGTTCAGGACCAGAGTCTGCAATCCTAAGAGTGAGGTCTGGTCTTGATCTTTCAAATCAAATCTTTCAACCGTTCCGTCTGTCAACATAACGTCAACGCCACTCTGAATCACTTGTTGCTGTTCACCGTTCATTTCCATGGTTTTCCAGTCTTTAAGTTCTTCAAGAGTAGGTTCTGGATCCGGCTCTGGTTCAGGAATCGGTTCTGGTTCTGGCATTTCTGGAATTGTAGGTTCGATGTATTCATATTCTTCACCTGGAATTTCTGTATATACGGAACCATCATTTGAATACTGTACAGACTTAGCGTCTTTCTGGTAGACAGTTGTAAAACTATGGTAAGTATCACCGCCAATATCGTTCTTGCAATCTCTATCAAGGAAAAGGTCAAATCCATCAGTTTTGACTACTGCTTTCTTTTCAAATTCAACAGATACTATATTTCCACAAGGCAATACAGAAGCCTTGTAGACCTCTGTATCACCAACATATCTTAAATATGCCATACGTCCTCCTATCTGGTTTCAAACGCTTCAATACGTAATGCCTGACCGACTGTTCCAAGCGTTGATACTCCGTCAGCCTTTGTCCACGGTGTCCATCCGTAGTCCTGAATGTGTGCACGGTATTCAAAATCGCCCTCAAAGCACAGACATTCAATCCGCTTGCTTTCTCCGGTTGTTCCAATTATGGTATCAGCGGTAACCTCGCCATAGTCTACCCATCCATCTGTCTGCATATGCGCTTTTGCTTTGATGGTATTTCCGCACGGGTCAATCTGCAATGCTTCCATCCGATAACTCTTTCCAGTCGTACCTACTACACATCCATCCGGTACCCAGTCTTGCCATCCAACTTTCTGCACATGACCACGCACAACCAGTTTAGGCTTTTTGATCTCAATAGCTTCAAGCTGCTTATATTCTCCCGGCACACCAACAAGATCACCAGAGAATCCCCACTTGCTCCATCCGTAGCTTTTCTGATGCACTCTATATGCCAGTTTTGATGCACAGATCAGCTTTAATGCTTCAAGCCGTCTGCCCTCTCCAACTGTTCCAATGACCGTATTTTCATTCACGTTTTCGAATAGCTTGTCACCTATGCCACGCATATGCACCAGTACATCCAGTTTCTCATCAAACTTGATTTTCAGTGCTTCAAGTCTACGGCTCTGTCCGGTACTTCCTGCCATCTGTCCATCACATTTCCAAGGCAACCATCCGGCTTTCCGGGCGTGCACCTGATAGGAAATTATGCCCTGTGCATCGGTCATATCCTGCATTGTTCCGGTGCCATCATTTACAGTACCATCTGCATCTTTTTTAGTGCTACCACCCCTGATTTCTGACGGAAAGTCTCTGTATACTTCATTTACATCAACACGACCATTAATGCCAGGAACAGAGCCATCACTGGAATACTGCCAAATATCATAAGTACCAGAGATTCCAACAGGCTTCTGAGTGTTGTACCGTGCCACCCATTTCGTAAATCTGTCCAACTTATTGCCAATGTACTTCTGCCACCATGACTGCCCGGCATAGATTCCACACATATAGCCGTTACTTTCGATAATGTCACCAAACACAAGAGCGTTCTGAACTGCCACGGACTCCGTTCCCTTTTCTTCCAAATCATAATATACTGGATAACTCATTACATCCTTGTAAGGTGCAATCAGTCTCAGCACGTGTTCTGCTTCACTTTTTGCCTGTGCTGTGGTCTTGGCATAGCTATACAGATACACGCCCCAAGGGATTCCAAGCCTTGTACACTCGTCTGCATTGCGCTTATACTGCTTATCATCCTGTGATGCAATATTATCTCCATATCCACACCGCAAGATAGCACCCTGTACACCCGATGCTTTTACCTTTTCCCAATCAATTGTTCCGTTATGATAGCTTACATCTATTAACATCTTTATCCCTCCCTACGCTACTACATAATCACCAGAGATTACATACTGTTCATTTGCATCAATACCATCTCCTGCTGTTGTTATAACGATCTCACCAGACGCTACATTTAATGATTTCTGCACATAACATCCAACAGATTTTCCTAGTGCATTGTACTTTGTAATGGCGAGTGCTGATTCCGTTGCAGGTTGAGGAAAACCTCGAATCATTACCCAGAACTGTCTACTTGATAATGCTGTTAATGCCTGTATTTTCATCTGCACATGTGCTATTTTGTTCTGCACATAATAACCACCACTTATAATTTTGCATCTTCCAGAATTTATGGAAAGACCACTTTGTATAAGTTGACCTGTTCCATATGTTTGCCTACTCCACCCAAGCCATTTTCCATTTACATATGCATTTACCCATGTTGCCGGAATATTTGTATTAACTGTCCATCCGGTGATTCTGACCATGACAATCGGTCCAGTAACCCAAGAAACTTCTCTCACTCCGCACGCACAATCACTCGGAAGGTTAGTTGTGCCAGAATTCCAATTTGCAACGAATGCCGTCTTATTCGCTTCTCCGAACGGATTGTTTAAATCAACTAAAAGTGGACTTGTTATAGTTCCTTTTTGCCACACATCATTAAATCCAAATCCTATCCCCTGTTCTTTCCACGGCGTCCATGCATTGCTCGCATATGATCGAAAAGCAACAACTGGAAGCCCAACCGTTGAATAAAACAATACTGTTTGAGAATAATTTTTTCTGCATATTACATGTGCCCACATATTCATCATATGACTTGGGGTATTGGTGCATTTTGATGGATCTAAAACAAAAACCCCAGTCGGCAAATCATTCAGATCACCAGTATAATTCTTACTCGGTTGCATTGGTGTATAATCCTTCAATCCTTTTACTGCTAAGGCAGAAGCAATTTTGCCAGAGGCAGTATTCGCTAATACGTCTGACGTAGAGTCGATAATATCAGACTTGTCAGCGGATTCATTGACTGCCGTATTAGTTTCGTTGACCTGTGCTGCACCGAAATTACTTCCAACCTGATCGTATTCGGTCACATCTTCAAACGATACGGTAGCATCGTCATTCATAATCATCTTGTATTTTCTTTTTGGATTGATTTCATTAAGAACATCATCCTGAAAATTAGTAGGCAATGTTTGTTTCGCCATTAAATACGTACCTCTCTTCCTGCTCCCAGTCTGAAAGCTAATCTCCGTAAACCGATTTCCTGTCTACCAAGCATATTGTAAATATCAAGCGTAGCGGACTCGATTCTGTTTAGTTCTGCATAAGCAATAAAAACGCCATTATCATAAAAGGTTTGTTTTGTTCCATAGTCTTTCAGATAGGCGTTGTTATTAATTGTTTCCAAATTCTGTTCTATGGTGTTGAACTTCGATGCATCAAACAACTCAGCATAGGAAGTCATATCGTCACCCATATCCTGTATTTCAAACGGCTTCACAAGTTTGACCACTCGTTCTCTCAGATAAGCAATGTTATTTTTTATCCGGTTGTAATCTGAGAAATTAAACGTGTCTTGAGAAGTCCAATCTTTTTTAGGTTCTATCCAACTCATTCAAGTTCCACCGCCCTTGCTTTGATTTTCCCGCTCCATGCACCATCAAAAGAAATGTCATTTTCGTATGCTCTGATAGTTCTGGTTTTTCCATCTTTGGTCTGGAAATAGAAAAGGTCGTTAGCATCAGTTCTTGGGTCTCCACGCCAAGCAAACTGATATTCCACACGACCTAAATAATAAGAAGATAACCACTCCTCCATATCCTGTGCCTGTTCAACCGTACTGATTAATGGATTGTCCCATTCGATATCAGAACCATTATCATTGTGCTGTACAGAATACTTATTGGTTTTCAGAATGTATTCTTTTCCAAGAACCTTTAAGTCTATTTTTGTTGTAGTAGTTACATTTTTAAACTGAATCGTTACATAGTAATTGCTACTTGCTACAATCGTTCCTGTTATAGACGTTGTGCCACCACCATTAAGTGTAATCTGTGTACTGAAATCATATGCCGGGTCTGAAAGATATACCGTATGCATCGTGTTTGTTGGAGATATAGTAAGTGTCTCCGAAACCACTTCTGATGTAACAGTCGGCTTGCTATACAGGTTTCTAATAATCGTCATGTTCCGTAATTTGTCTTGCATCAGAACCGTAGGAGAATCCGTAAGATAGTCACGAGTAATCGTGTAGTCCGTTGATTTTCCTACTGAAATTTTATCAATGAACACTCTACTATTCGGATAACCTTTTGTGATTTCAATTTCCATTCGGTCAAATGTATCAAACCGATCACCAGTCTCATAAACCAGAGAATCTACTGATTCAACCATTTCCACTATCTTTGAATCCTGATAGTATGTGGTGATTTTAATTTCTTCTGGATGTGTCTGATGGAACTCTATACGCAATCCGTAAATTGTATATCCAGTTTCCAGAGATAAGATTACTTTCGGATTGTTTGCAAAATTTCCATTCGCGTCCGAAATCTCCGAACTGGCATATCCTGTATTTGAAACATATCCACCTGACTTTGGTAGAAACAAAATGCTACCATCAACCACTGAGAAGTCCATACTTGCATCTGCGTATGATACCTTTTTAGTATCAAGCATTACATTGCCAACCTTACTGTAATCAGCTTCACCATTTGAGGTTGCCGTAATGTCTGGCACGAAAGATGATTGAATATGTATTCTACCGTCTCTATCATCGTATAGAGCGCATCTTCCGGCATTAGCTATAATCTGTAAGGCTTCACTGTGTTTGACGGCTGGAACAGGGTTATACACGGTCACAGACCTAAGATATGGATCCAGATAATATTGATCTTCACTATATCCGGCATCTTGTAATACATCTACTGCCAAATCATACAGAGAAATACCTTTTTCACGATATAAACCGTTATAGTAAATGCCCTCCATTGATGCAAATAAATCTGTGCATACAAACTGTGCCTGACTATCATTAGCATTCCATTCTTTCAAATATGAAAGTGTAGGTGGCAACCATTCAATCTCGCCACTATCTAACTGATATCCAAACTGCATACGAACTTCCTGTCCAAGTTCCAAGTAACCAATAGCAGATTCTACATTGTCTGGATTGTAATAAGAATCTTGGTTGTTAATGATAATTTCTACATCTTTACTCGGAAGTGATTCTGTGGTAGCAGATACATATTCGCTAATACTACAAGATATAACTTCGTCATTTGTAAACGAGTCAACAACGCCAAGTTCTACTTTATTAATTCTCAATCGGCTCTGACCATTCACCATTTCAGTTGGTGTAATCTTGATGTATTGACTGGAATCAAACACATTTTCAGTTGTAAATAATTGCGATTTGTTTTCGTACTCATATGATACTTTTCCATTTGTGATTGTAAATTTTGTAGGATAATACTTTCCAAAATCAATCGTCAGACCTTTAATATCATACGTAGCACCAGTAGTAAAACTAATCACCACTGAGCCAAGAAGTTCAGAAGTAACAAATCCATTATTATAATAAGAAAATCCATGATTATCTTTTGGGAGAAAATACATGGAACCATCAACTTTCGCAAAGTCTTGTTCTGCCGTAGCATACATTTTCGTAACACCAGTTCCTATAAACGGGCTATGCTTATCTGACCAGTAAGCAAGGTTGTTCTCTGCATTATCTACCGTTGCGCTTGACTGTGCTTCGAGGTTGATAATACCGATTGTTCCTTTTATATAGCCGTTGTTACGGAACGGTCTACTCATTTGTTCTATATACGGTTTGCTTACAATCTGCATATATTACCACCCACAATCAACCAAGTTAAATTCCAGTGTTTCATCCTTTGTAATCATATGTGTTAGTGCATCAGCAAAAAGTGGCGTACCTTTTCTGTCCCCAGGATACATCGTTATAGTAATCGGATGCCCTGGGTCTGCTGGATCCTCAAAAGTCACTGGCACGTAAAATGGTTTTAATGCATCAAGCATCATTTTTCTTGTCTGTGGTGTTAAACACTTCCATTTCAAACTATCCAGTTTGTACAGATCTCTTCCAACTCTTTCTCCAATTACTGCATTATTTACATTTCTTCCTGCTGTAACCGTAGTTGATATTGTCCAGGAAAAACCAACTGCCGGACACGGAAAATCATATCCATTCACATTTAAAAAGGACGATAAAGCCACGATACATCACCTCCAAAAATAAAGGGACAGCATTTGCCATCCCTTTACGTAAATGAAAATCCGTTTCTGGACTTTCTGTTATCATATATACTTACAAGTTCTCTTCCATCAACAACAATCTTCTTGCCATCTTTAATAGCAGTAAGAATTTCTCCAAGCAGACTTGTTACTTCTGTATCTTCTGACTGTGCTCGCATCATTCCACGATATACACCATTTTCAATTCCTGTAACAATCTGATCGTTATTAGCAACTGCGGTTTTACCATTTGAAAACTGTCCTACCAATTCGCTATGGTTTGCCATAAACAAGCCATCTTCCGGGAATCCACCGTTAGCAAATGCCGGAACCAGATCTGATGGTAAAATCTTTCCGATACCATTCTTGAACTTCGCATATCTCAGGACATCTGTCCACGGGAAGTTATAGTATCTTGTTACCCAGATTTCACGTCCGTTTTGATCTCCAGGACGACCGCCAGTAATACCACCATGCTCATTAGAACTTGCTTGTACTACCTGTCCATTACCGATGTAAATAGCTGTATGGTGTCCTCTGGAAAGAAGAATATCACCACGTCTCATGCCGTCTGCGTTTGCACGGTTTACACCACCTGTTACATCAGCAAAGCCTACTGACCTTGCAGCATCATAGATATTTCCCGTATAGTTTGCTCCGGCTGATTTCAACGGAATACCTGCCTGTTGGAAAGCAGAAATAACCAATGCCGAACAGTCATAGTCTGGATTTCCCCATCTATTACGCTGATCGTAACCATGAGAATTATCGTTGGCAATATTAATCGCCCATCGAACAGCTCCCTCAACTCCCTGTCCACCAACTTTATCAAATATATCTTTAATAAAATCAGTGATACCGCCAAGTACCTGATCTACCGCTCCTTTTGCAACGCTTAACCATGGCTCTACCATATCGGACATATCGGTAAATTTATCAATCGCAATCTTTACAATATCTCCCGGATGTGTAAGGTAATCAAGAACATTTCCACTGAAACTCTTAATTGCGCTCCATGCGTCACCAAAGAAATCTCCGATACCACCTGCGAACTTCGGAACACCGCCAGTAGCTTCTACCAGTTTCTTTGTCTGGTTAGCCGGCATAATCTTTGTGCCTTTTTGAAGTGGTAACATTACGTTACGTCCCTCTGGAATAAATGGCTTTCCATTTGGAGGTACAATCAACTCCTTATATGTTGAACCTTTCTGGTCATTGACGATACCCATTGTATTATGGCTCAGTCCATTAGAACCTTTTGCGAATTTATCAAAATCCGGCGACCATGAATTTAATCGTTTCTTAGATCCTACTTTATCAAGTACCCAGTTAATTCCTTTGATAATTCCATTTACAAGTTTTTTAATTGGCGAAAATGCATCTTTAGCTAATTTTTTAAAGAATCCTGTTAATCCATCCCAGATATCAGTTACGGTATTATATGCTTTCTGAAATCCGTCTCTAAAAAATCCTTGAACATTTTTAACACTGAATATTTTTTTAACTGCTTCCCATTTTCCAGAAAAGTATTCTGCTATAGGTGCAAATGAAGTTTTAACTGCCTTGTATGCAGAAGTGAATTTTTCACGGAAATATCCAGCCGGATCACGATAAATTTTCTGAATTTCAGAATAAATACCTCCAAAATATCCTGATGCTTTATCCCAGACAAATCTAATAGCTTCATATGCTTTTCCAAAAACATCACTAAAAAATTCGGTAACAGGAGCAAATATCTGTTTTACTGTTGTCCACGCTTCTGTAAATGTTTCTACAATACCGTCTTTAGCATCTTTAATAGCTGCTTTCCATGTTTCTTTATCAAACAATGGTTTTATGTTATCTGCAATAGCATTTGCATTTTCCGGTATAGAAATAATATCTCCAAGAAAATGAATTTGCTGAAATCCAGGAACATCTTGCAAAGTAAAGCTTTCAAGGAACTCTCTGATTGGTTTTGGAATTTCAATTTCAATATCCGTACCGAATATCTTATTAACAATAGCTTCTAAAACACCTTCGCCAAAATCTGCCGGTATATTATATAAAGCATCCATAAAAGCTGCGAAAAAACCGGTCACATCCCAATTAAGGCTTTTCCAGTCTATCCCCATAAGAAAATCGACCATTTTCTGACCAATCGTCTTAAAAGTTTTATCGCCAACCAATTTTTCAATGCTTGATTTTAATGCTTTTAATATTCCAGAAGCAAACTTTCCAAAAGTTTCACCAGTCAGCCCAGCATCCCAGTTTTCAAAGAATCCGGTAATGCTACTTGCTAAAGATTCACCAAAATTAGACCAGTCAAAATTAGTTGCAAATGAATTTAAAAAGTGAAAAGCAGTGTTTATGGAATTAGCCAACGTCTGACCAAGATCATAAAATAGTCTGGGAGAAATCAGACCATTTAAAAAAGTGGCTAGATCTTTTCCAAAATTTGAAGCTACAGAATATACCTTTTTCCAGTTAATACCCTCAAGTGCTGATTGAAGTTTATTTCCAATCATCGCTCCGATTTCTGTGAAATCAGATTTTGCGATAGCTTCTTTAAATTTATTTGCCAAGTTTGCCATAGAATTTGATACTTCTACGGTTTCAAACATATCTGAAATAGCGGGTGTACTTCCAGAACCGCCAGAACCACTGCCAGTACCACCACTTCCAGACGACGAAGAACTTGCTTGTTGTGGTTGTACATTCAGTTCATCAATGCCAAGCGTGTATGTCTGGAAATCTTTAGCAGCTTTCTTAGCATCGTCTCCCGCTTTTTTCGCACTGGATCCAGTATCTTTTAATGTTTGTCCGTAATCTTTCCATGCCTTTTTAGCCTGTACGACAAATGCTTTACCAGTAAGTGCACCGAAAAACTGTCCTACTTTATTTATTGCAGAAGCCATCATATCTATAAATGCAGACAGATACGGTTCTACAACATTTAAAATTGGTGCAAATGCAGCAGCCCACGCATTTTTTAAATACAATAAGGAAGTCGCAATAGAAGAAATATTTTTATTGTATTCAGAACTATACTGAACTAGATTATCAGAACCCTCTTTTATAGCAGCCTTAATCGCACTTATTGCTCCGAATACGCTGGAAAATAATATTGATGAACCAACCATTCTACCGAGAGACATTCCGCTTTTGCCAGAATCTCCGGATAATAATTCTTTAATGCTTTTAATCGGGTGCAATGCTTTTGATGCAGTGCTTCTAACATTTCTGATAGATTTTGCTATAGAATCAAATTGGCTCTTTATTTTATTTAAATCTTTTGCAGATTTTGAAATTTTTGACAGGGTTGCACGAAATCCTTTTGCGCTATTATTTGCAGATTTTATCGACTCATCAGAAGACCACTTTTGAAGCCCTCTCCCCATTTGTTCTTTTGCAGCAATAGTCTTTAGAATCTCAGCGCGATATTCTTTCTGAGCATTTTTGAGAGATTCTATATAAATCACTTTTTCATCAAACTTAGAATCTCCCTCTCCCAAACCAGAACTTGCAAGGCTAGCTAGTTCTTCCTTCGCTTTTTTTATCATTGAAGCGTAGTTATACATTTTTTGTGTAGCTTCATCTGTTTTTGCAGAGGCTTCAGGAGTTGAAAACTTATAATCTTTAAACAACGGAGAGGGTTCAAGATGATATTTAGAAGAAGATCCTTTATCGATTTTCCCAATATCTATAAGTTTGTCCGCAAATCTCAGTGGAGATTTTAAAAGACCATCTTTCATGATTTCATCTTTAAACTTAACAAGTTTAGATTTTACCATGTCAAACTTTGAAACGAGTTTTTCAGGCCCAGTCGTTTTGCCAATATTATCAAGTTCTGACTTTATTGTCTCTGTTGCTTTTTCTATAGTATCGGAAGATGATTTTATTGCATTTGTTACAGTTTTTACTTCTTTCGATGTTTTTTGAAATTGAGCAGAAACTTCTTGCGATGTTTTTTTAGATTCATCAGAAATTTCTAAAGGAGTTTTAGAATTAATATTTGCATACTTCCTAGTTTTACCATTTATACTTGTCGTAAATTCTGGTGTATTTGCATTTAGCTTTTCTATTGCGCTTTTATACACTTCGATTTCATTTGTTGCTTTCTGGATATCATAGGCAAGATTCGCATATGATTTTCCATAATTTGAAACGTTTTCTGTCGCTAACTTTTTTTGCAGTTTTTCCTGAAATGAAGATAATTCTTTTTCTGCTTTTGCAAGCCCTTTATCAAGCTCAGTTGAATTTAATCCAGACAAATTCAAGTTTTTACCGACATCTTTAAATTTTTTCAAAAGGTCGTCAAATGATTTCTCTGTATACTTCAAATCAGAGCGATCAACTCTTGGCTTTGTCTCTTGATTATTTACGCTTTTTTGCTTTTTAAAAATGGCGTCAAGGTTTTTCTGTAAGTCTTTTAATCCACTTATGTCAACGCTGCCAACATCATATAGTCCCTTTGTTAATCCGGTAACAAGAGTAAGATTATCAGCTATCTTTTCAAGATGCCGTTCCATAGCACCAAGCGATTTATTGGCACTTTTAGCCGATGTATCAATAACGACTTCCAGTTTATCAACTTCATTATTTGGCATTATTCTCACCGACCTTTCTACAAATTAATCTGGGCTTTCCGGAAGACCAGACTTTCTCAACAAGTTGATACGTTGTTTCATTTCATACACGCCAACTTCTTCCTGAGATTCCTTGTTTGTGTTTGTAGTGGCACCTTTTAAATTTCTTTGTAAAAATGCTTGTTTGGGATATTCAGCCTTACAGTTCTTGCCAAATATTCCTGCAACTGTATGCGACAGAACCACATTAAATGCTTCAAGATTGTACTGTCCCATAAGCCACATTTCTTCGTCGTGAATCCTACGTTTATTCTGATAAGCCTTTTTGTATTGCAATATAATAAAAGGATTAAGTCGCCAGAATTGTTCCCAACTAACACCACATATAGCGTTCATTTGTGGGAACAATTCACAAGCAAACATTTCACGACTGTTTTTATACTTTTTATCAGCGATTATTTCGTTGCTGTTTCTTTCTTCTTCGTTGTAGTTTTCTTCTCTGTCTCCTTTTTGAGAGCGCGAAAAAAACCAGAGTTTTCCAACCCATCAGCAATCATTCCGGTAATATCTTCAAAGTCTCCACCGGAAATCATGTGTTCCTGAATTTCTTTAGCAGCTGCACTTTTGTTTAGACCTGAGCAAAACATAAAGTACGCTCTAACAAATGACATCGGTTTTGTCTCAATGTCTTCCATAGAAATCCCCAAGTCTTCGAGATCGCAAATCAATCCGAAATCAAACTCTCTAGCCGCATATGTCTTTCCATTAATTACGAATGTTTTCATTTATATAACCTAACCTTTCCCATTTTATTGTTATATGGGGAAAGGGGCAGTCCGTAGACCGCCCCTTTTTCCATTTTTATAAATATGTGTCAATGGCTACTTTATCCTCGTCAACCACCGTAGCCGATTGAGTCTGTGGCTGACTTACGATTTTTTTGTCAGTGTAATCTGTGTCGGATAACCATTTTCATCCTCTGTGACTGCCACATCGTAATCATCTTCAATCCACTTCGGTACAGTCTGTACAGAGATAGTTGCAGTTCCGGTCAGATGATCGTCTGTTGCTTCGTCTGGTGCAAAGGCTTCCTGTCCAATGAATCCGCAAATACCTTCTGAACCTTTTCCGTCAGTTCCGTAAAGGATGCAGAAATCAAGTTTCTTGCCCTCATTTTTTACCATTTCATCTTTGTATGTTTTTTCAAATGCACCAGGTACTTCCATGGAGCCAGCAGATCTTCTTCCCATTTCCTGTGTTTCAACAAGATCTTCCAGTGTAGATGTATCTACCATGTTCTGAGAACCAAACGGAGATGGAATTGATTTTGCTCTCATCAAAAGTTTATAAGTACCAGCCCAGTAAGAACCTTCGGTCGGTGCTGCCGGAATTTCCCTATAAATAATTCTACTTTTTAAGCCTGTAGCCATAAGTTTTACCTCCTTAATAAGCAAAAAAATAAGAGCATTTCTGCTCTTGTTTAAAGTATTGTATCGTTTGCACTTATTACACGCCTAAAACGTGCAGTGCTTTTATATGTTTCGTTACCGCTAGTCATTTCTGGCATAGCAACAACGTAAAACATCATTTGTTTAAAAATGTCAGTGATGCACTTCATGACATATTTCGCATCATTCTGATTTGTGTTGGTAGTGATATCAATTTGCACTGTATGTTGAATAGCATTGATTTTTGTTCTTTCTAAATCCTGTCCTTTTTCAACGCCTTGCAAAGAATGAATATATACCGTAGGAAATTGTGGTGGATTTTTTGATTTACCAGTAGATGTAAAATAGATATTTGGAAATTTTTCTGTCATTTTTTTTATTGCTTTAGTTTTTACAATAGAAAATATTGTGGTATCAAGGTCGAATGCCCAGTCATTTTCACTCGTCATTTCCAAACACCTCCCTTGCAGTTTCTACCAGTATTTCTTTTAATTCATTTGCGGTATTGTACATATAGGGTCTGGACGGCATACCCTCTGTAAAATACCATTTTCCATCATCACCTGGATAAAACCATCCGTAGCGACCATCGGAAAGTTGATGGATTGTCTTTCCTGTTGCATATTCCCAAGTAACTCCATCTGGCAATTCCCCTTTGTACGGATTTCTTTTTCCCTCATAACCAGTTCCAAACTCAACAAACAACGCATGGTCTGTACCTGCCACAACCGCCCATACACTTCCTCCATCTTTCGATGTTTTGTATTCAGCATGAATACTGGAAATCAACTTTCCTTTAAAGACAGCATCCAAATCCGCTAATTGAACTCGTGCTATCTCCACACCTTTTTCGGCAAGTTTTTCGGCAAGCAGTTGACATTTATAGGTCAAGTCAGATTCATATTTCTTTAGTTCTTTAATGGCGTTTCTTACTGATTTTACGGACAAATCCATATGGATTGTATGCGTTCCCATGTTGCACCTACTTTACATTTTTCTGTAAAAGGAATAAGTCAACTGTAAGTCCCTCGTCAGCTACGCCCAGAACCGTGTAATCTGCCGTATTTGCGTCTACAATCGTTTTAGCAATGTCTTTATAGCCTATGGATGATTTCTTCCATATAAGGCTACCTACGGCAAGCGGTAAGGCTTCTTTGTCTGTTACAATCTGTGCGTAGTTTGAAGATTGATCAACACCAAATTCCTTAATAAGAACATCGTCCAACTTATTGTTAATACTGGCATAAAAAAATACAGGCTTTGAATAACCTGTAGTGTATTCGCCTGTATCTACTGGAACTTTTACACCATCAACCGTAATGTACTTTATGTTTCCATCTTCGTCAGTGTCATAGATTGGAACACGTACATTTTGCAATGAGTAAGCCATCTTTTGCTTGTTAATATCAAGCATCTTTCTTTACCTGTTTGTATATCTGATTTACTCCGGTGCTTGCCAATCCAGACATAATTCCAACCGCAACAGCAGTCATAACATCATGTGCCGGAAAATCTGGTATTACATACATACCTGCTACACCAAGCATTCCACCAACAGCACCAACGATAACCGGAATATAATTATCCTTTACCTGTGGCACTATCTTTGCACCAAGTCCAACCAGATAACAGATCACAACAATCGCAAGAGATGTTCCAATGCTTGTAATATCCATATTTACACCTCCCTTTCTCTTTCTAAATCAAGATTAAGTCGGTTGACGATTTCGTCTAACCGCTTATGTGCCTGTTTGCAACTTTGTTCAAGCATAATGATTTTATCATTGTGAGCCTTAATATCATTTCTCATAGATGATAAATCAGACTTAATGTCCTGAGTTGTAGAATTAATATTGTCTAATTTCATATTGATTTTCGTATTGTCTTTAACACGCTCTTCAATATCTTTTGTGTCAGTCCTTTTGCTGTTCTTAAGTCCAATAAAGACGGAAAAACCAAGTGATAACACGCTTATAATGATTGCAGTAGAAATTTCTATTGTCATCATATACCGCCTTTCTTTTTGTTTCGCACACTTCCCACCACCGATAAAATGTGTGCCACCTGCTACCATATTTCCCACATCAGTAAAATGGTAACGCACAATCTTCTATAAAATCCTTACAAACGGATATACACCAACAAATAAGTCTTCACGCTCTTTCCAGTTCCTGCTTACTCCATTCTCTGTATAAGACGACATAAAGGCTTCTCCTGCCTGTGAATGGTCATACACTGCAAGATCAATAATTACATTTTCGTATTTTTTTAAATCATCATCAATCTTCTCTGCCGTATAAGATTCCGGGTACATCCGCTTATTCCGAATTTCATTTTTAATCTGGTCAATTAACTGTTCGATTTTCGGATTGTCTTCTTTTGCGTCAAATATAACAACATCGGAAGAAGTTCCATCCTCATTCTCTACAGTCTCTATATGATATTGCCCTAAACGGATTTTTACTTTTTCCAATGTTGAATATTTCATAGATTTTCTCCTACAATCCAAACAAATTAATTAAATATTCTTTCATTTCTGCGCCGGTCATAGAATCGGCATTTTCAACACCTGTGTCCATAACGACTTTTCGCAAATCCGAAACTTTCATACAAGTAATGTCAGATTTTTTATATTTTGGAGCATCAACAAAAGAAGAGCCAGAAGCTTTTGTTACCTCTGGTTCCTCTTTAATTTCTTCAAATGGCATATACCAAACTCCGTGATATTTAACCTTATGGTCAAAAACCATGATGCACCTCCTAGTAACACTTGATTACATAGGTGCTATCCATTCTTTCATAAGATGGAAGAACGATCTCGGAAACTGTAGTCTTTGTCTGTACCGGGTCATTTGTTGTCGATACAGCAACAGCAACACCAGTGTTTACAATAGATACATCAGCTTCGCCACTTCCCATAAGTGTTCTTTCTTCCGGTGTAGTTCCATACCAAGTACTTCCAAGTGCACCCGCCGGAATCAATGTAGCGAATCCATCTGGATAAAACTTAGCAGCACTTCCATCTTCTTTCTTATACTGTTTAGAATAAACAATAATGTTGATTCCAAGTTCAGAAGAAAATACTTCTTTTACTCTATTATCATTCATGAACACAGTAGCGGAAGTGTTCTGTGCAAGAATTGCAGACTTAATCTTTGCATTCTGTTTCAGATAATCCATAGTCTTTCTGGAAACAATCATGATAGACGGTCTTTCACCAGTCAATTCTTCGACTGCATCCAAAGCAACTGCGATATCATCCATCGGATCAGAATTAGTAGTATCAGACCACTTGTCTGTATCCGTAGTTGTCACATCTGCGTAGTTGTTTGTTTTATAGGTGCTATTCGGGTCGTAATTGTATGCATAAGTTACACCGTTTGCTTCAATGGAAATCTTCGGAGAACCATCAGACGGAGCTAACAGCTGCATAATCATTCTTTCAGGCACTACATTTGCACCATCAATCAGCGTGTTTGCATCATCAAAGATTCTGGACAGTACATCTGCTGCGTATGGATCAGTGCTATCCTGAACACGCATCATTTCCTGTTCATCTGCTTCTTTAACAAGCATTGACTCACGGAAGAATGCCATCTCTGTTTCTGTCAGTTTGAATCCCTCACGACTTCTCAGTGTAGACACTGCATCAAAATTGGACGGCGCCAAAGAAACCGGAAGCCCTTTTGATGTCTTAATCCATTTCAGATCAAGACCCATTTTCTTTTTAGCTGGGAAAAGTCCAGCTCCAAGATATGCAATATTATTACTTGCAACCTCAGTCTGAACAAGTGCGATTGCTTTTGCATTATATGCATCTCTAATATTCATTATTTTCCACCTTTCTACCGATAACTTTTTTCGGTTAGCGACAAATTCTTAATTACTTGCCGGTACTTTCTTATTCAAAAACAATAAGTGGTAATGCTGTTTTGGTTGCTGTTGCGATAGTGATAGAAGCGTTTGCATTTGCATTGGCTTCATTTACAACACCAAACGCCTTTAAAATAGTTCCGTTCGGGTTGCTGTCATACACATCATTCAAAAGAATGCCAACAGGTGCTGTTGCATTATCTACTTTTCCGTCAACTGCAATCGGATTACCTGCCTTACAAACACCAGCTGTAAAAGCGGTAGAATCCAGTTTGATTTCTTCAAACAATTCACCGCCAAGTTTTCTCTTTAAAATTTCTTTCTGAGTAGTTACACTAGACTCTGTAAATTTCATATTAATAACCTCCTACAAATAACTTTCCACAATCGACTCTGCCGTTTTATTTACGCCAGATAAATTCTTGCCAATTGTTTCTGCCGTTTTTTCGGCATCTGTTTTTTCTTTATCTTTGCCACCAGTGCCACCTCCCGGAACGTCCTGATTGTTAGCAATCTCCTGTTCTTTGGCTTTTGCTGAGGCTTCTTCTTTTTCAGAGATAATCTTTCCAAGTTCTGCATAATCAATACTTCCATCATCTTTCACAACCGTTTTCGCCTGTTCAGCGTCAATCTTAAAATTAGTCATGGCTGCTTCTCTCTGATCTCTAATTGCATTATCTTTCCGCAACTGTGCAATCTGATTGTTGGCAGTCTCCAAGGCTTTATTCGCCTTTTCTAGTTCTGAAAGATTACCAGCTTCCAGTTCATCAATCTTTGCCTGTAACTCATCTGCGGTATTGGCTTTTTCTTTGTACTGGTTTGCCTTGTTCTTTTCCCTTGCAACCTCAGAATTGTTCTGATTCAAAAGGTTTGTAATCTGTTCATCCGTTGCATCTGGAAAAAGTTTTGTGATATCTTCTCTTGTCATAAATAATTACCTCCGTAAACTCACGCTTTTGTTACCGCGGGTCGCTCCCGCTGAGTTTTGCTATTTTCCGCATAGCTGCTAATTTTTTATAAAATAAAAACAGCCACCAATTATTCGGTAACTGCTTTATTTTGCTGATTATTAAGGTTGTCCACTATATTTTGTGCTTTAACCGTTTGTTCTTCTGCATCATCTATGGTTTTCCACAAATTCTTAAGATATGGTTCAGACAATAGGAATGTTTTTTCTGCATCTCCCCAAAGTCCTACTGTTTTAATTGCAATCAACGGGTGTATTCCGGCTTGCAATAACTGATATAACGTCTGAGACTTAGTATACATGTTATCCTGTGGACTATGATTTATCTGTACATCAAAATCTCTGATAGATAACTTCAAGTCGTTACCAGAAATTCTCAACTGATTAAGAACCACCGTAGCCAAACGCTTTTCTGACGTTTTTACTATTGGATCCTTTAATTTTGCCCGGCTCTTAGAGAAGTCCCACCCAGCCCTCAAGCTAACCGCGCCCTGAGTATCTCCACCAGAGTTTTGTGACTCTCTATTTGGTATTGCCAATATAGCCTGTAAATTCTCCAACAAATCTTCTTTAGCTACCTGGCACTGGGTTTGATTCAACTCCTGAGTCATTACATCCACATCAGACTTGTTGTCTTTATTGATGGATTTTACAACCAACGCATGGTTCATTTTCATTTTCTGGAACTGTTCCTCGTCAACTTCACAGTTTACAAATTTGATCCAAGACTGGACGAACTGTTCAATACCATCCATTCTGTTAGACTGCATATTATTGATAGCGTCCAACATGGTAATAACCAACTCTATATCAGAAATCCGTTCATGGTTGTTTGGATATTCGACAATAGGTATTCCTGCATAGGTATGCAACTTACTTTCTACCGCATTGCTGTTTACAATTTTAAAAGAATGTGTTTCCGAAAAAGCCAATTTGTACCATTGTCCCTCTTCGTCTTTTAATTCCTGTACTGCCAGTAACGGCTCTTCTGTACTTCGATTGTAAATAACAAAAGTGTTCATAGGTGACGGAGCAACAATCCTGAATGGAATATCACCTTTTTTTGATTGTACTGCTTTAAAGGCTGTTCCAGTTGCTGATTGCCATTCACCGGCTTTAATGTCTTTTTCCTGTTTATTGGCATCAGCCATAAAATCATTCAGTTCATCAACTGCTTTATTGATGTTTTCATCGTCTTTCCGACTGATAAACTGAATTGGCTCACCATATGTCTGCCCTACTTTAAACTGTACAATCTCATATGCATGATTTTCTACAACCTTGTTGATAATATCTTCATTGGAAACCTTTGTACGATACAATACAGGCTGATCGCCTTTGTAGTAATGCCACAAATACCGAATGATAGGCTTGTTGTAATAAAACGCACCAATGCAATCCCCGATAACTTTCACAATGTTGTCAGAAGTGATTTTTTCAACATCCGTATATGCAATTTTTCTTCCGTAATTTCCTCTAAGAATTTCATGAAGATATTTGTTATTCATTTATACTCACCTTAAATAAAAGTCATTCCGCTTGAAGTTGTACGTCTTGGCATCGGTTTTGATTCTGTCTCCCCAGTATCAATGTGATACACAACCTTTTTATTGCACTTTTTGCATCTGCAAACTAAATTTATTGATGATCGTCCATCGTAAGTGCCAACACGTCTATGACACTGTGGACAATATACTTCTGTTTTATTTTTCATATTTTCACCCATAAAAAATGCACCGTCTCATTTCAGACGATGCAAAATTTGTTTTGTAAAAAGAGTACCACCTACATTTTTACAATTCTATTGTATATCATTTGAAATCCATAGAAAATGGTCTTTGTGGGTACTTTTAGGGTATTTTATAGGACATTTGGGACAAATAAATATTCTTTCCCGTATAATTCTTCAAAACTTTTCTCTGCTTTTTTGAGAAATCTCAGTTTTTGCTTATATGTTGATGCATTATCCAACTCAAGTTCCTTAATTTGCTTTTTTAGGACATATTTTTGAATTAATACATCATATTCATTCAGATTTGGCATTTTTTCTATTTTTCGGACAATATCAAACCGTTTGTCAATCAGTTCGTCCGTTTCTTTTTCCAACTGGACAATTTTTGTGACAATAGAACCAAGTTTATCTTTATCCGTTGAGGTTTGAACGTTTACATCTTTCTGCGAAACAGAAGTAGAAGTAACCATAGTTCTCATTTTCTCAATATCCAACAATTTATTTTCCACCATACGGTCATAACGTATAATAAGTCCTAAATATTCTCTTGTTTCCATCAATACCTCCTAAATGGATTTGAAACAGCTTCTACTTTTGCTACTCTATTCCCTTTTGTCATTCTTAAAGCAAAGTTTGAGAAAACATCTGGCACGTCATCAAGCTGTTTTTTACCAGATACAGAATATTGCTTTAACAGTGACATCATAACTCCATATGGCTCATTCGGCTTGTATAATGACTGATCTTTAAAAATAACGTGTTGTAATATCCAGTTCGAGCACTGAAAGATACGTGCTTCTTTATTTGTCTCTGTAGGTTCATCTGTAATGTTGCAAATCCAACCGACCGCTTCAACACGTTTGTTGACTTCCATAGCCACACGATCACCGCCTGCATTTCGCTCAAATTCACATTCCTGAACTTTGTTATTCACCAGAACATTAGCTGCATTTCTATATTGCATCTCATAATCTGCCGTATTGTCGCACACGGCATCTACACAATAATAATCTTCTCCGTATTTTTGAAGTACCGGAAGTACAAAATAGTCCGTTCCTTTTCCTTTTGTATCACACTGAGCTGTAATAATCTCAGGTTCCCCATGTGGAAGATTAAGATATCTACGAATTTTATCATCTGGGAACAATAATCCCTCACGCTCAATAGGATCCTGTTTGTAAAGGCACCGATAAGAAATTTCATCCATGAGTAATTGTTGATCTGCAAAGAACTCTTCCGTAAAACCGCCATACTCATAATTAAAATTGCTTTTTCCAGTAACAGGATCAACGTCTGGAACTGCAATCACTTTTACACGTTGATTTCCCTCGTACATCGTCTGTAAGCGTCCTATTACGTCTCTGACGCTCCATCTGGTAGCAATGTGTATTTCTTTACAGTTCTTTCCACTAGTGTCCTGTATCTTCCTCTGACGGGCATCTACAGCATATTTATCCCATAACTTATCAAGTATCGTTGGATTCATAGCTTCTTCAATGCCACCGATCATATCATCTACCAGAAGATATTTTGACGCACGAACCTTACCTGCGTTTTTACTTCCTACTGATGTGCACTGTAATGATGGGAACGGCTTGTATCTACCTAGATTAAACTGTTCCATTTTAGCATTGGTACTAGTAACTCTCAAATCAGGGAAAATATCATACCAAGTGTATTCATCAGAATTTGTGACAATATCATACGCTCCATCATAGAACATTCTGGTAATGTCACCACTGTGGGAATAGAACAGACTAAAATCTTTCGGGAACCAACCAATTACTCCGGTAATAAAAAACTTCTCAGCCGTAGTTTTTGAAGTGCCTGGCGGAAGACTAATACATAAAATATCGTACTTATCATTAATCATTCCCTGTAGAGCCTGTGGCAAGCCTATATTTCGGAATTGCTTTATTTTCGGCATATAGAACCGTTCTTTAGGATCACGCTTTTTCTCTAAATATCGAAAATAGCTTTCCACTTGCTGATTTTGTGCTTCAAGAAGTGTTGGTTCGTAGAATTTGTCAATCAGTTCATATTCTGTCTTATTTGCAAACGCAAACTTTTCCAGATCCCAGATTGTACCGCCTGTCTTTTCCATACAGAACCGCTCTATTAGTTCTTTACTTCTCTTCGTGCACTGTAAACCATACTCAACATCACGCTCAGTATGGATAGCAACCTTACACGCTTCAATATATGCATCCAGGACAGGCTCTTCTATACCGTGCTGTTCTATAAATTTTTCATAACTGGAAACTGCTCCCATAAGATTATCAGAAGCCAAATAAGATGCACCTCCACTTTACAAAAAGCAGAAGTGCTTAAGACTCCTGCCTACAATTTTCCTAGGTTAGCGACTGAAACCATTTATCAGTCGGTAATATCGTTTTAGCTGTAATATACTGTTTTTTGGCACAAAGGACATTTGCATTTCCAGTTATCGCCCTCTCGTTGGTCTCCACAATACTCATATTCTATATTGTTTGCTTCAAAAACGGTATGGCAATTTTTACAACTAAATTTTAAAGGCTTATAAGCAAAATCTAAGTTGCCTTTTTGAATTATCTTCATCTGTTCTAATCCTCCGCAATTACCTTTCTAATTCATCAATCCTATTTTCAAGTACTGCCACGTACTCTCTCATTTTCTAGCCCATTATTCCGTTGTTAGCCGGTTACTTATTTTATTTTTCAATAATGGTTGTCACGTCTTGACCCCCATAATATATTAAATACCGTTTACCGTATTCACTTTCAAACTTAATATAATTGTTTTCATGATCGTTTTCTACATTAATCTTCCCCTGATATCGGAATATTTCATGACCATCCGCCGATGTTATTATAATTTTTCTCTCAATTCCATTATAAAGATTCGATTGATAATCTTTCAGACCTCTAATTTCACTTGCGGTTGATGTGTTATACCAATGAAATTTATTGTAGCAAGCAAACAAAAGAAGCACGTCAACACTAATTCCAAACAAAATCAAAAATCCTAAAATTATCCATTGACTTAATGTAAACATATTTATTTCTGTTTCCTCCCTTTAATAACGTTTGTTCCTGGAACATCACCAAGCGTTGAACAATCTATCATTTCTGGTTGTTCTTCTGGCTCACTTCGTTTTTGTAAATCTTTCCACATATCTTTTTCAATACTATCAATTACTTCTGCTATACTCATTAATCATCTACCAACTTTCTTCCACAGATAGGACAAAACTTTATATTTTCAATTTCTATCCCAGCCATAAACGGATCGCAGCAACCTACAAATAAATGAAATTCCTTTTCGTGTTCAACTATTTGCGTTTTATTCTCTTCTGGATAATATCCTCCTCTAAATGCTCCCTTTTTAATTTTTTCTAGCTTTCCTATTCTCGAACAAAACTCACACATACTCAAACCCTCGTAAAAATATCCATGTTATATTTTTCTCCTTAAAACAGATTGTCTGGAAATTCCTCTCCGGCAATCAATACTGCGAAGTATTTTTTCAGAGTAGGAACACTCACTCCGGCAATTTTGGCACACTTACCAAGACTCAATCCCTCTTGTGACCATTTTTCATATGCTTCAAAAAATTTCTCTTTGCTAATCTTGTGAACTCCTGCTGCCATCTTCATTTTCCTCCAAACATAATACTTTCTTTGCTACATCAACACATATTGCACGGCTATGATCGTCCGTGCAAACTCCAAAAGTGTTATATCTACATGTCAAAAAATTACATTCATTACTTTCCATCGTCATGTTCTCTTTTCATTAATTGCGGTTTTTATATTGGCAACGAAAGGAGGTTCCTACTAAAACATGGAAACGAGGACTCATGAGAACCGCAAAACTCATGCTTTAATATGCAATCTTTGAAGATTACATAATTGCGGACATAGGAGTCGAACCTATTGTTTCAAGGGCATGAACCTTGCGTGAAGCCGTTTCACTCGTCCGCTATAATTATTGTTCAAATATGGTTAGACCTTCGTCTTATCCATTATAAATACAGCCATATTCTGCCAGTGTGACGATAAGTCTGAGCGTTCGGGAGCGACCCTTGGCTTCTTACCGCTGACAAGCACACACGGGATTGATACCCGTAAATTTCACGGTTCTTTCAGAGTTATGTAAGTCTTAGCGTGACCTGTTTTTTAATTTTGTTTGCCATACCGCTACTTTAACGAACCACTTGTGTTATACCCCGATTTGTCGGGTTCAAGGCAAACCGACTTAACGAGATTTCCTGTATATAGTCCGTAGTCTCTCACACTACACACATCAACAGGTTATTCTGACACGGCCAGCGTCTATTCTTCGTCAGCCACAAGGATTCTGCTATTGGCTTCTTTATGATGGTACGCCACATGATTTTGTTGACAGTTTTTGTCTCCATACCAGAAATCACTTTCCGGTATAAGCCACTTCTCAATCCAATATCTCGAATTAAGGTAACTCACTTCCATGTCCCTCGGCAGTGCTGAAAAACACTTCTTCACCGAGATAACCATATTTGAAAATTGGAGATGCAGGAATCGAACCCGCGCCAAGCCGGATATAAGCCGTCTCTTCTGCCACTGAATTAATCTCCATTGTTGTCCTGTGTACGCTAGGACTTGTGAGGACATAACGCACACAGAACTGTAAGGGTAATTGGGTGTGATTTTTAAGTCTTTTCTGACTATCACTTGAAAGGAAATAAAGTATGATTAGTCCGACTATAACGGATGTGTAGAAAGCACAGTTTGATTTTCACAAAACCCTACCGGACATTTGACTGTCCTTGTCGGCATCGCCAGTAGGGTAGGAGCAAATTATGAAAAAAGATATAATCTACGCCGAATAGCAGACACGGGAATTGAACCCATAATTTAAGTCTCATCATATGCGGAGTAGGGGTAGGATAGAGACTTTTGTGATACCATTTCACCAATCTGCTTTAATATGTGGTGGCTATTGCGAGAAACCACCACATCACACAACATTTTTTACAAAGCTTTTTCAATATTTAGTTTTTTATTCGTATTTTATCCAGTGCTTAAATGTGTTTTACAGTTAAGAGAGTCTAAATCCTACAGTAAAATCATCACATTCACATTGTTAAGTGGGATGCCTCGATTTCTCTGAGACGTATTCCTTCCCCACACGGCGGGTACTATTTTTTCTCATTCGCATTTATCTCCAAATTTGAATAAGCTACTTTATGGCATGTAATACGTCATATCCTTAAGGTATTCGATGTTCGTATAGATTTTTCCATAGGCTTTATGAATATCCTCAAATACGTTCTCTGCTTCTTTTTCGCTATCATACATACCGATTAGTTTATCGTTGTTACCAATCATTGCATAAATAGCTTTGTATTGCGTCCAGATTGGAGTGTTTTCAAACTCAAATGACAAATCCTTATCCTGTGATACTATTCGCATTTTCACGTTCCTCCCGATGCTTCATTTGACAATCATACATTTTTGGTATGTTGCATCTGTCTTGATTAATTCCGTGCCCTTGTCGGAATAATTCGCAATCAAGAATCTGTCCACAATGCTGACATTCATCCCGAATCTCTTTACCGCAAATCCTCATTACAGATCACCCTTTTTTCTTTTTTGGGATTTTCCAGAATCAAACCCCTCTGGATATCTGGCTCTCAATTTAGCTTTGTTCATTTCCGCAACGTCCGAAAGTTTATAACCAAGTCCTTCCGCTGCTACTGCCAAGTACCATAAGATATCACCCAGTTCCTTTGCCATATGCTCTTTATCAAGTTCATGCCCCTGAAACACATTCTTTTTCAGTAAGTCCATAAACTCACCAGATTCGCCACAAAGTCCCATTGCACCATTCATCAGAAGATTATCGCTACAAGATGCACTCACACCACTTGCCGTTCTCATTGCTTCTTTCTGGTATTCATCAAATGTCATTCTAAACCTCTCCCAATAACAATCTAAATGTTTCTTTGCCTTTTACAGTTACATATGTCTGAACGTTTGAATATCCAAATGGTGTCGAAAAATCTTTCATTTGAAATAACCCATTTTTTCGATGCTGCTCATACGGCTTAATCATTCCATGTCTGTCTCTGTAAATGTAGCCGTTTTCTGTCAACCAACCTGTAAACTGTTTGGGTGGCATGTGTAATTCTTTTGCCGTATCTCTGAATGTGGTAAGAAGTCTACTGTCAACCAAGTTGTCAAAATAATCTGCTTTCGGTTTCATTTCAACAATCGTTGCTTCTTTTTCTGCAATAATCTTATTCGCTACAATCAATGCATTCGCCACAATCTGTTCTGGTGTCATTTCTTCCTGATTTTGAATATAACCGCCATTTTTTCGAATTGATGGTAACACCGTATTAGTTACCCAGTGTCTAAAGTCTTTTGCTTTCGGAAGTCTACTACCAAACACCATGTCGTACAATCCAGACTCATTAATAACGATCATTTGCTGAGTATGGTTATTTGCATCCGAGATACCCGCCGTAGCGGTATCCTCCTTATTTGTATTTGTCCTTATTGCCTCATACGCTTTTGAATATCCAAGTGCTTTAGCAACATCAATCCCAACAAACCATGGCTCACCATTAATTACTACTGTTCTTACTGTCCCAAATTCTGGATTTTCAAAAATCTTTAATTCATTCATACTTTTCCCCTTTCACGCTACCTCTATTCTTCTTCCAATTCTTTTATTATGTCCAGTATGTCTTTTTCGCACTGGCTATAACCACTCACCCAACCAATCTGTTGAAACAAATGCATATCTTTAGGTGGTTCTTTCTTCCTGTCCTTTATAATCTCAACAAGATCTGAATATTTGCTATCTTCCATCACAAAGCACCTACTTCCTGATATGCTTTAAAAATCTTCGGGAACTGTATCGAAAACCAGTCAATCATTTCTTCGTTCATCGCCCATCCACATTCTGGTTGACAACTGTTTTCCCATAAACCACTCTCATTCAGAAATGCGTGTAGTATTTCATGCCTGAGTAGTTCTTTCTGGTAATCAATCTCCTGTTCAGTGGATATGTCAACGTATTCCTTTTCGCTCAAATCAGCTATCACTATCAGCTTTGAAAGCTTATCGCAATATGCACCACGATTATAGTTCTTAAGGTCTGGATCCTCACTAATTCTATGAACCTCTATACCGTATTCAGTTCCAAGTATATTTACTTCCCTAGGTATCGCTCTATCTTCCATTCTTTATTTACCTCTTGTTGGTTTTATATGCCCTTTTTCTTTTTGGGAATATTTGGGGGACTTAGTAGGTGGGTTTTTGCTTTCCATCCAGACCCCCTCCCGTCATTCCGAACAGTTGTTCTATTATTGATATATCTATACAACAAATACTTATTTTTCTTATACATCTCAGCAGTTTTGATTAATATTCCCACGTTGTCAATGATATATTTTATCTTTCTGCTTTACGCTATGCCCGATATTAAAATATATCAATCTTTTTCCAGATCTGGCAACGCTTCCGTTGCTTTTTGGTTGTCCAGACGTGGCAACTCGGCAGCAGTTAGAGCAGTTCGTGTGCTCTGCTCTCTCGTTACGCCTGGCAAATTCCAACTATACCAGTGATTAAGGATTGACAGGATCCCGACTGGGTTACTCTTTCCGCTGGCTAACTTTGCGCTCAAAGACTCCTCTCTTTCCGCTATTAGCTTTTTGTAAATGTTATAGCCTTTTTTGCTTAGTCTATTCTTATCCATTCCCCATAAATCTATCACAGTCTTAGCAATACCAACTAATTTACTAAAACCTTGTACAGATACCTCTTTATCATACATATAACAATAATATATATAGGCATTGCATATAGTATCTATTAAATTATAGTCATATGCCCCGCAATTGGTAGCCATAATATTATTGACATATATATCATTGTTTCCTTTTGCTTTTAATGCTTTGCGATCTGGGAAGACATAACGCTGTACATACATCAAGCAGGCATTCCAGACGCTTTGGCTCTCTTTCCTCAGATCCTCGATCCCCTGATCTTCGCAAAAAAGATTTATGTATAGCTCTATATCGTTTGCGTATGTTTCGAATGTTTCCGCCTGTTCTTCAATTCTTTCTATGTTCTGCTGATCTCCTGTCATATCCCCACCGCCTTATATTGATTAATAAATAAAAAAAACCGGCTCATATATATAAACTCTAAAACATTTTATAGCTTTATAAAGTCCATATATACAAGCCGGATACCTGCATTTTATGCCACTATTCCGGGTTCTGTTGGTTCTGCTCCGGTGGCTCTCGCTGTCAGGGTCTTACTTTTGCGCCCTGCTCCGTTAATTGGAATATAACACACTTTCAAAAAACTTGCAACAACTTGTTTATTAATTTATTTACTAGATTTTGTATTTTGTCTTTTATCCAGACCCCTATATATATTTATATTAATAACTAGTAATCAACTCTGAATCTATAGACGGAGTATATTATAATACTATTTAATTTATATTAGGATATTAAAGGAAAAACGTTTTTCTTTTGTTTTCCGCACACAAAAAGCAGACCGACCCGCATTTATTCCGGTTTAGTCTGCCTTATTTTCTGTTCTGGTTTTCTGTTTTCAAAGTTCGGTTTTTCGCTTTCGCTCTCCGCCTATGAGTTCGTCGTTGATACGACCATATCACACCCGCGCCAACTTTGCAAGCGCAAAAAAAGAGCGATCTCTTGACCGCCCTATAAATATTTTTAATGCCACCCCTCCACGACTTGGCTTACAAGTCTGTTTATGTATTTTTCCCAGCCGTCAAACGCTGGGTCATTCCAGGCTGGGCGGTCTGCCACACCGACCAAGCCAAAAATATTGTCGTCGATAAATTTCCACAACGATTCTTTGTCGACGTTATTCAATTTAATTCTCAAATCAGGAGTAAACCCTCTAACGATCCGGATCGCTTTTATTTCTTCTTTTGTCAATGTTCTTTTTTTCATTTTCTGCCCCTCCTTCTCTATTCGTAAATATAAAAATCTTCCACGCCGTCTATAACTCCTGTCGGCTCCAGTTTGCAATTTTCCGGCGCTTTCGGTGGCTCTATGGATTCAACAAAGTGGAATAATAGAACTGCTTCCCACCAGTAACAGAAATCAGATACTAACCAATTTTTGACAGCAATTTCATTTTTCGCCCTCCTGTTTTTGATCACCAGAGGCGGAACGGATCCACCCCCCGGTTTTGTGTGTGGCGGTTGTCCGCCGGTTGTTTAGTTTTTTTCTGGCTCGTGTTTTTCGATATACTCGATACATTCCAGAATCTGATCAGATGTTAAACCTTGCTTTTTCAACCAGTCGATCAGGTTTACAACTTCTTTACTTGTCATCTCGTTCATACCTTTTCCTTTCTGGCTTTCGCCTATTGCCTTTCGACAATATTATAATACTATAAGTGCATTAGATTGTCAATAGTATAATGCACTTATTTTTTATATTTTTCCATTCTTTCTAGTTCGGATGCAACAACTTCTTTAATAAATGCGCCCGGTTTTTCAATTCCTAGTCGTTTCATTTTATCGCGAGTTCCCGCCGGGAAAATAACATTGATACGATCGTTCTTTTTTTCATATTCCCTTACGGCTTTTCTTTGCGCTTCCGTGGTCTTTAATTCTTCCATTGTTTTCCTCCACTTCATTATATTTATAAGTAATATTATCATAAGTGCATTAGATTGTCAATAGTATAAGTGCATTATACAAAATTCATAAATATAAGTGCATTATTTTGGTTATTTTGCCTATTGTATAAGTGCGTTATATCCGTTATAATAAAACCAACAAATAAATAAAGCCGGTGACACCTACCAAGCAAACACCGGCACCAATCAAAAAAGAAAGGTGACTGTATTATATCACAGTCAAAAGGGAAAAGAAATGAAAAACTATAATTATTATGAAGAAGTAAAAGAGGACGTTAAAAATTATATCAACAATGAAATCGACTTTTCAGATTTTGACGATCTGGAAGAATTAGAACAGTTTTTAAATGACGAACTCTGGACGGTTGACAGCGTAACGGGAAACGCTTCGGGCAGTTACACTTTTAACAGCTTCCAGGCTCAAGAGTATGTTATTGAAAATATGGACGTATTAGCAGAAGCACTGGAAGAGTTCGGAACGGATGCGGAAACAATCGCAGACAAATTTTTGTCTGAAAATTGGGAATATTTTGACGTAACAATACGTTGTTATGTTTTAGGCTTTTGCATCTCGGACGCTCTGGACGATATCCGGGACGATTTCGAAGCGGAAAAAGAAGAGGAGACAGAAAATGAATAATGATATAAAAATAGGCGTGTTTTTCGGGATCCTGTTCCCGGTACTCCTGTTCCTGGGGATACTTTTATAAATATTATTATAAAGTCGAAACCGCCCCGCGTGGGCGGTCTTGCGTAGGGTGGCAACCTTGCAACCGATGAGACAAGCCAAAAGAAAGAGAGGTAAAACTATGGAAAGAATAAATATTGATATGTGGTATGGAGACAAGCCGGAACAAGTGACAGGATTAGACATATGTTTTAATGATTTAGTCGGGTTTTATTCCGGCAATCTTCGCATTTTTGGAAAAATTGTCGGCGACTATTACGCTGATACAGTGCAAGAAATTCAGGAAGCTTTTCCGCATCTTGCGAAAAAAATTGATAAATGTCTTAATTGATTTTTCTAAAAAATAGCTGGGGGATTTTCCCCGGCTTTTTCTGCTTCCGTTGGTGCATTTGTGGCGGTTCGATTCCGTCCGGTGGCTTTTCCCGTGGCTATATGCTGCACGGGTTAAAATGATAGTATACTATACTATCTAAAAAAGCGCGCATTTTTGCACGTTCCGCAGCTGTCAGCGGTAAAAAATGGCGGTTAGTCCGTTTTTATGCTTCCTGACTGATTAAAAGCAAAAACATAACGGACGGCATCCCGATAGAATCCAATAGGCACGAGACCGGAAAAGCCTTCTATAATCGTTCCGGCATTGCTGGACGTTGTGCCGTCCAGAAGAAAAACAGAACGCACACGGCACCGGATCCACCGAAAAAGGACCCCAAAAAACAGAACAAAAAAACAGGGCT